GGCCTAGAAGTCCTTGGCATGAAGTACGAAGAGCGTACTGAGCCGTGGAACAAAGCTTGTGGGGTTTACTCACCGCTTTTGACCGAAGCGGCAATCCGTTTTCAGTCGGAGATGATCACTGAAACCTTCCCGGCGCAAGGTCCTGTCAAGACTCAGATCATCGGGGCGATTGACCGGCTGAAAGAGGAGGCGGCAGAGCGAGTTCGTGACGACATGAACTACATGCTGACCGAGCGGATGATTGATTACAGGTCCGAACATGAGCGGATGCTGTACTCCCTTGGCCTTGCTGGGTCGGCGTTTAAGAAAATCTACCCGAACCCGAATACTGAACTACCTGCGGCTCCGCTTGTCCCGGCTGAAGACCTCATCATGCCTTACGGGGCGTCAAACGTGTACACAGCAGAGCGTGTGACCCACGTGATGCGCAAGACCGAGAATGAGATCAAGAAGCTACAGGTAGCAGGGTTCTACAAAGACGTAGATTTGGGCGAACCTATCAGGTTTTTCACTGACATTGAAAAGAAAAAGGCCGAAGAGCAAGGGTATACCCTAACCGATGATGATCGGTATCAGGTTTTGGAAATTCACGTTGACTGGAACTTGAAAGGGTACGAAGACAAAGATGGTGACGAAGAAACGGGGATTGCGCTTCCGTATGTGGTCACGGTTGAGAAGGGCACTCAGACTGTTTTGTCTATCCGCAGGAACTGGGAAGAGAACGACAAGAAGAAACTCAAACGTCAACATTTTGTTCAGTACACGTACATCCCTGGTTTTGGGGCTTACGGGCTTGGTTATATCCACTTGATCGGTGGATACGCCCGCGCAGGGACTTCTATCATCCGTCAGTTGGTGGATGCTGGAACTCTGTCAAATCTGCCGGGTGGCCTGAAGTCTCGCGGGCTTCGGATCAAGGGCGACGACACTCCTATTGCTCCAGGCGAGTTCAGGGATGTGGATGTTCCTTCGGGAAGTGTGCGTGACAACATCATGCCGCTTCCTTACAAGGAGCCGAGCCAAGTTTTGTCGATGCTGCTTGAGCGCATCACAGAAGAGGGCCGACGCCTTGCGGCTATTGCGGACTTGAAGGTCAGCGATATGTCAGCCCAGGCTCCGGTGGGAACTACGCTGGCAATTTTGGAGCGGCAACTCAAGACCATGAGCGCCGTCCAAGCGCGGGTTCATGCTTCGCTTCGGATGGAGTTCAAACTCCTAAAGGGAATCATTCGAGACTTTCTGCCTAGTGAGTATCCATACACCCCGGAAGGCGGGGATCGGTCGGTTAAGCAAGCTGACTACGATGTAGTTGAGGTAATTCCTGTCAGTGATCCAAACGCCGCCACGATGGCGCAGCGGATCATGCAGTACCAAGCTGCACTTCAACTGGCCCAAGGTGCGCCACAAATTTATGACTTGCCTCAGCTTCACCGGCAGATGTTGGAAGTTCTGGGGATTAAGAACGCTGACAAACTTGTTGCCATCCCGGAGGATCAGAAGCCTCAAGACCCGGTGACGGAGAACATGAATGTTTTGAGAGGCAAGCCTATCAAGGCTTTTTCTTATCAAGACCATGAAGCTCACATGATGACGCACCAGTCGTTCATGCAAGACCCAAAGGTTATGTCCACCCTTGGACAGAACCCTATGGCGCAGGGAATGATGGCCGCACTCATGGCGCACATGGCAGAACATGCAGCGTTTGCATACCGGGCTCAAGTTGAGATGGCTTTGGGCGTACCCCTTCCTACGCTGGATGGGAATAACGAAGCACCTATTGCACCTGAAGATGAAAAAGCCTTGGCTCCGCTGATTGCCGCAGCGGCGCAAAGGACGATGGTGCAAAACCAAGCAATGGCCGCGCAAGCACAGGCCCAGCAGCAAGCTCAAGACCCGACGATCCAAATGCAACAGGCTGAGTTGCAGTTGAAGGCTGAAGAGTTGAAGCGCAAAGAAGCGGATAGTGTCCGTGACTTCCAAATTGCTCAAGGCAAGTTGCAAATTGAACAGGCAAGACTTGCACTGGAGGCACAAAAGAATAAGGGCGATGACCCTCGGCTAAAGGCTGTCATGGCCCAGCAGGACATGATTCATAAGGAACAGTCTCATCAACAGAAAATGAGGCAGCAGGCACAGCAAGCAGCCCAGCGGGCGCAGCAACAAGCACAGAAACCTCGTTCAAAAACTAAGGAGTAAACATGGCCACTGCGTTTGACGTGGTTATTAAGGAACTGGAAGAGCGCCGCGAGTCCATCGCGCAGGCGCTTATCTCAGGTGCGGCAAAAGACTTTGCCGAGTACAAATCTTGTGCGGGTGAAATCCGGGGTCTTTCACTTGCGCATTCCTTTATCACCGACCTCGTGCGAAAAATGGAGCAATCTGAAGATGAGTGAACTACTCCTGAGCGATGGCAAAAACACCACCGTGTTGCCGCAAACTGACGAGGAAAAAGCCCGACAAGTGCCTGATCCTGTGACCTACCACTTGCTCTGCATGCTGCCCAAAGCAGAAGAAGAGTACGAAAGTGGACTGGTTAAAGCGGGCCAGACCATGCATTTTGAAGAAGTGATGAGCCCTGTTCTGTTTGTTGCCAAGATGGGGCCAGACTGCTACAAAGACCCTCTGCGGTTTCCTAGCGGGCCATCTTGCAAGGTGGGGGACTTTGTGCTGGTACGTCCCAATTCTGGTACGCGGCTAAAGATTCACGGTACTGAGTGGCGCTTGGTTAATGACGACTCAGTAGAGGCAGTCGTGATGGACCCTCGCGGCATCAAGCGTGCATAAGGAGTAGAACATGACGGAATTCCAATTTCCAGACGAGATCAAGGCTGAGAAGAAGGAAGCGCCTGAAGAGCTTCAGGTTGAAGTTGAGGGCGAAGCTGAGATTGAAGTCGTAGACGATACTCCTCCAGAGGACCGCAACCGAACTCCAATGAAGGAGGCCCCTGCAGAAGTTACTGAAGATGAACTGTCTCAGTATTCCGAAGGGGTGAAAAAGCGCATCCAGCACTTTTCCAAAGGGTATCACGAAGAGCGTAGGGCAAAAGAGTCTGCGCTGCGTGAGCGGGAAGAAGCAGTGCGGCTGGCTCAAACTCTTGTAGAAGAAAACAAACGCCTTCAAGGTAGTTTGGGCCAAGGTCAACAGGCTTTGCTGGAACAAGCCAAGAAGGTTGTTGCCAATGAAGTAGAACAGGCCAAGGCCAAATACAAGCAGGCATATGAAGCGGGTGATTCAGACGCACTTGTGGCGGCTCAGGAAGAATTGACTGCTGCTAAAATTAAGGCAGAGCGTGTCAATAACTTCAAGCCTGTTGCAAAGCCTGAAGAAACTGTGGTACAACCCGCTCCAAGCCCTGCTGTACCCAAGGTGGATCAAAAGGCCCGTGCGTGGCAAGAAGCCAATCCGTGGTTTTTGACAAACCGGAAGATGACGGCAGTGGCGATGGAAGTTCATAATGAACTTGTGGAGAGTGGTGTAGATACCAACAGTGATGAGTATTACCAGCGCATCAATCAAGAGGTGCGCCAAATCTTCCCAGATGCTTTCCCCTCTGAGAAGCCGGTAAGGAAGTCCCCAGTGGTAGCTCCTGCAACGCGAAGCACAGCGCCCAAAAAGATCGTGCTGACGCAATCACAAGTTCAAATCGCCAAGCGGCTGGGACTGACCAATGAGCAGTACGCCCGTGCGGTTGCTGAAGAAATGAGGAAACAAAATGGCTGAACGTAACCCCCGTGAACTTGATACCCGCGCAAAGACCGAACGGCCCAAGCAGTGGATGGTTCCCGATGTACTCCCTCATGTGAATGAGGAGCCTGGATACGCCTTCCGTTGGATTCGGGTAAGTACCCTCGGGAACTCCGATCCTCGCAATGTTTCCATGAAGCTGCAAGAGGGCTGGGAGCCCGTCAAAGCCAGCGATCACCCTGAGACGTATGTTGCGGAAACCGGCGCGGGCCGCTTCCCGGACAGCATTCAGATCGGCGGGCTCATGCTTTGCAAAACACCAAAAGAGTTTGTTGACCAGCGCAATTCTTTCTTCCAGCGTCAAGCTGATGGACAGATGGCGTCTGTGGACAACAATTACATGCGCGAGAACGATCCTCGTATGCCTCTGTTCCGAGAGCGCAAGTCTGAGGTTTCGTTCGGACGCGGTTCGTAATTCAAGGAGTCAGAAATGGCATACCCTTTTGTTGATGCCCCTTACGGGTACAAGCCCGTAAATCTATTGGGCGGTCAGGTGTTCTCGGGTTCTACCCGTGAGTACCCGATTGCCTACAACTACGGCACGTCAATTTTTTGCGGCGACCCGGTGACCATCACCGCTGGTTTTGCCGTGATTGCGACTGCGCCGATTAACACCACCAATACCACGGTCGGTGTGTTCTTGGGTTGCTCGTTTACCGATCCGGTAACCAAGCAAAAGCGCTTCTCTCAGTTCTACCCCGCCAACACGCTGGCCGGTGACATTCGCGCCATTGTGTGCGATGACCCGGATACGGTGTTCCGCATTGCGGTTGTGACTGCTGCTGGTGCAACAACCATCGGCTCCATGTCGCAACTGGTTGTGGGTGTGAACGCTGCTGGTACGACGAACGTCGGTTCTGCTGCCACCGGCAACAGTCTGGCGGGTGTTGTGAACGCTACTGCAACGACGGCCAACGCAGGATTCCGTATCCTGAGTCTGGTGCCGGACACGCAGATTGCCAGTCAAGCAACCTACGTTTCGGGCACGGGTACTACCACGTTGACCGTCTCTGGTTTGACTGTTGGTCAAGTCCTGCCCATCGGCACGGACGTGTTCCAGTTGGTTCCCGCCACGGGGCAGTTGCAGTTTACGGGCTCGACCCTGACCGCTGCGGCAACCGTGACGACCACGGGCAGCACGGCCCTGACGGTGACGGCTTCGACCGTGACCATCGCTGGCCCGAACTTGGCGTTGGTTCAGAGCCCGGAAGTCCTGGCAAAGATCAACTTCAACGTCCATCGTTACAACATCGCCTAAAGGAGTGAATCATGGCAATTTCACGTGCCCAACTACTGAAGGAACTCCTGCCCGGCTTGAACGCTTTGTTTGGCTTGGAGTACAAGAGCTACGGCGAAGAGCACAAAGAGATTTACGAAACGGAAACCTCTGAGCGCTCGTTTGAAGAAGAAACCAAACTGTCTGGTTTCTCTGCCGCCCCGGTGAAGAACGAAGGTGCAGCCATTGCGTATGACAACGCGCAAGAAGCCTGGACCGCTCGTTACAACCACGAGACTATCGCTATGGGTTTCTCCATCACCGAAGAGGCGATGGAAGACAACCTGTACGACAGTCTGTCTGCGCGGTACACCAAGTCCCTTGCACGGGCTATGGCGTACACCAAGCAGGTGAAGGCGGCGGCTATCCTGAACAACGGCTTCAATGCGTCCTTCACCTACGGTGACGGCCAAGCCCTGTTCTCGACGGCTCACCCGCTGGTGTCTGGTGGCTTCAACAGCAACCGTCCTGCGACGGCGGCTGACCTGAACGAAACGTCCCTCGAAGCGGCTGTGATCCAGATCGCTGGTTGGACCGACGAACGTGGTCTGCTGATCGCTGCCAAGCCTCGCAAGCTGATTGTTCCCCCGCAACTCCAGTTCGTCGCAACCCGACTGCTGGAAACGTCGCTGCGTGTCGGCACCACCGATAACGACATCAACGCGATCAAGAACAACGGCAGTATTCCCGAAGGCTACACCGTCAACCACTTCTTGACCGACACCAACGCTTGGTTCCTCAAGACTGACGTGCCCAACGGTCTGAAGAACTTTGAACGTGTCCCCTTGACCACTTCTATGGACCAAGATTTTGACACGGGCAACTCTAGGTTTAAAGCAAGGGCTAGGTACAGCTTCGGGGTGAGCGATCCGCTTGGCGCGTGGGGCAGTCCTGGGGCTTGACCTAAGTCCTTGTCCTACCTAACAAAAGGGGCTTCGGCCCCTTTCTTATTTCTTCTGTGGTACACTATCGGTTGATAACACCGGAGGCCACATGGGCATCATTTACCGCATCACTTGCACGGCAAACAACAAGTTCTATATCGGCAGCACAGTCAACAAGGCCCAGCGCTGGGCAAGGCATCGCAAGCAACTCCGTGACGGTACGCATCCTAACAAGCGTATGGCGGCGGCCTGGGCCAAATACGGAGAAACTGCGTTTCTGTTTGAGGTGTTGGAATATGTTGCTGAACCCGCCGCATTGTTTGCTGCAGAGCAAAAGTATCTTGATGAGCATGCCGGAAAAGACTACTGCTTTAACTGGTCTTTGTACGCAGGCGCTCCTATGCGTGGGAAAAGTGGGGCTGATACACCAAATTTTGGTAAGCGCATGCCAGAAAGTGTGCGCCAAAAAATACGTGAAAAAGTATCTGGTCCGTTAAGCCCGACCTATGGCGTACCTGTTCCAGAAGAACGTAAACAAAGGATTCGTGAAGCAAATCTTCGCTACCCCCACAAAGAGCGTAAACATACGCCAGAAGCCATAGCCAAGATTGCTGCTGCCAGCAAAGGCAGGCCCGTGTCAGATGAAACACGCGCCAAGCGATCTGCAGCCCTTAAAGGTCGAGAGATATCGCTTGATCAACGTCTGCGCATCAGCAAAACGCTCAGCGGTGCAGGCAATTTTTGGTATGGCAAAGAACGCCCTGACTCGTTCAAGGAGAAGATTCGTAAGGCCGTAGAAGTGACACTTCCATCTGGCGAAGTGCAGCGACATGCCAGCATTCAGGCGTTGCGAGAGGCCACGGGCCTGAAGGCCCCAACAATTAATCGTGCGCTCAAGTCTGGGCAAGCGCTTGCCAAAGGACCATTTAAGGGATGGGCGTTTAAATACGCTTGACTACCCCATCTTGCTGTGCTACCCTCTTGTAAACCGAGCTTTACCACAGCCCGCCGACTGACTCGGCAGACTTCTCCTCAGAGACGACGGGCGCAGATTTGAGGAAATATCATGGGTTGGTCTACTCTGTCCGGGCCGGTTCGTTTTGGTACTCAGCGTTACGGCGCTGCTGCGAACACCGGCCTGCCTGTTCTGACGCAATCGGCTAACGTGCCGTTCTCTGTGATGCTGGGTTCGCCCGCAGCGCAGAATTTGTTCACGTTGCCTGCTGGTTCCAAGATTCTTCGTTTCACGGTTGAGAAGACCACTGCCATCTCCGGTGGCTCGGTGTCTGCTGTGAACACCACGTTCGGGCGCGCGGGCTCGGCCAACGCTTTTCAGACTACGATTGACATTGGCTTGACCACGGCTCAAACCGCTCGGGCTACGCTGGACGCGGCGCTGGTTTCCTCGGCCACCAACAATGTTGGCACGACTGATGTGGCGGTGACTGGGACGTTCACTGCTGCTGGTGGTAACCCGACCGCTGGTGCGGTGGTGGTGACGGTTGAGTACATCCAGCGTGCTGACGACGGTTCGCAGGCTCCGACCACGTTCCAGAACTGATGACGGGGGCTTCGGCCCCCATTAAGGAGTCGGCATGCGCCCAGTAGTTGTAAGCGTAGGTGCCCTTGGGTCATCTGCGGTGGTCCCGTTGGATCACTATAAGCAGCCGTTCAATGTGGGTGTAGGCGTAGTTCTGTCTGCTGGCGCTACGCTGACCTACACGGTGGAGCATACTTTCAGCGATCCGTTTGACAGTAGCTTTTCTGCCGCGACAGCAACATGGTTCCCCAACACGGGCTTGAGCGCCAAGACGGCATCGTCTGACGGAAACTATGCGTATCCTGTCGGGGCAGTGCGCCTGACAATCACCGCGTATACGTCGGGTACTGCAACCATGACGCTGATTCAAGCCGGTATGCCTGGAAGGTAAGCTATGAGCATTAGCATCGGTGAACTGCGAAAGTTCCAAGACGTTTGGGGTCCGGTAATTGCCGCCATCCCTGCGGTCATCAACATGGTTGAGAAGGAAGCAGATCTCGACCGTGCTTTGGTGAAGAAGCGCCAAGAGTTTGAGGCTGCTGAGAAAAGTATCGCCTCGGCTTTTGAAGAAGCGGACAAGCGCCTGGAAAAAGTCAATCAAGAACTTGAAGCCGTGGTCAAAGAGAAGCAGGCTTTGAGGGAAGAGATGGACAAGACCCGCGCTAATTTTGCTGCGCAGGCAAAGCAGATTGAAGCAGATCGTGATGCTTCTCTGAGCCGCATCCAGGCGGCTATTTCTGAGGCGCAGAGCAAAGCAACGCAGGCCATCCAAGAGGCAGAGGCAAGCGTTGCAAAAGCCCAGGCGGATGCGGCGGCTCAGAAGGCTGAGATGGAAGCGGAGATCAAAGACCTTGAGAAGCGCAAGGCGACTGCAGAAAAGGCGTTGGATACGCTTCGTGCAAAGTTGGGGTAAGCCGTGTCTGTTACTGGAGTAGCGCACCTATTCCCACCAAACAGTTATTACCTCAACAACTTTGTTGATGGCGATCCGCTGTATGTTGGGAAGGTGACTGACTCTGGTGGGCGGTGGTTGATTCAAAGATTTAGCACGAGCACAGGTGCGATGGGATGGGCTAACGTGTCCAACAATCCTAGTTACACAACGTATGCATCGGCATGGGCGAATAGGTTAACGCTGACGTATTCGCAGTTCCAAGAACTGAGTAATGTGTAGGAGTGATTTATGTCCATGACCAACGCAGCAGAAGCAAATCTGCTGAACCTGCTGTTCGTAAACATAGACTGGGCCAACATCGGTGATGCTGCGGGCCTGCAAAACTCTGCTACGGCGGGGTCTTTCTATGTGTCATTGCACACCGCTGACCCCGGTGAAACGGGGACGCAAAGCACCAGCGAGGTGGCGTACACAAGCTATGCGCGAGTGGCTGTGGCGCGGTCTGCCGGTGGTTGGACGCTGACGGCGCAGACAATCTCCAACACGGCTTTGGTGCAGTTTCCAACGGCTACGGGCGGTACGGCTACTGCAACGTACTTTGGTATCGGGACCGACCTGAGCGGGGCCGGTAACTTGCTGATGTCGGGTGCCTTGACATCTTCGCTGTCCATTTCCAACGGCATTCAGCCTCAGTTTGCCGCAGGAGCGCTCACCGTTACGGTGGACTAATATGGTGTACCGCTGCGCCCACTGCCGCGCGCTGCTGACGCTGACTGACGACAAGCTGTCGCAGTGCGCAGAGCACCCCAACGGGGCCGTGGAGTGGGCGCCCTCCGAAGAGGTGGAGTTGATACCGCCGGAGAACCCTGATGTCGTTTAGGGACGTGCGCCAACTGGCTGATGCCGTGGCCACAGATGGCCGCGAGTGGCAATCGTTTTTCTTCAAAAACGCTGTGCCCAACGGCGGAACTGGGCGCTGGGTAGACGGCAGCGTGGGCTCCGGCATCCCGCTCTACAACGCCTACGTCGGCATCCCGCTGGAAGCCACGCCGTTGACGGGCGTCGGCAACCGTGGCATCTACGTCGGGCCGGACCCTGAAGCCGGTCAAGAAAAGTATTTGCACGTTATGCAGGCCGTGAGCAACAGCGCTGGCGTGCCGGTTTACATGCTGCTGGCTGACTACCTGATGTTCTACCCGCTGATCGACGGAGACTCCACCGACCAGCAAAACATGGACAACCCGATCAGTTTGCCAAGGTACACAACTGGCGAGGGGGTGCAGTGCATGATCGTGGTGGCGTCTCCGATGACGCAAAACGGCACGGTGAGCGTCAGCTACACCAACTCCAACGGAGTGTCGGGGCGCACATCAAGCGCCAGTTTGCTTCTGAGCACGGTGATTGGCAGCATCGCCAACACCACCGCTGCCACGGCCGACGCCAATGCGGTGTCGCCGTTCATTCCACTAGCCAACGGTGACCGGGGCATCCGCAGCATTGAGTCGGTCACGGTGTCCGGCTCGCCCGGTGGCCTTTTCAATGCCGTGCTGGTCAAGCCTCTGGCGCATCTGCAGCTTCGAGAGGCTTCCACAGCGGCAGAGAAGGTGATGGTGCCGAATTCGGCATCGTGCCCAAAGATCGAATCTGGTGCGTATCTGAACTGGATACTCAACAACGGGAGCGCGACGCAACCGTCGTTGCGCGGCTTACTGCAATTTGCCTGGGGATAACCATGCCTTTCTCATCAATGGACGATCTCATCAACGAGATCACAAGCGGTAAGTTCATCCGCGCCGACTGGAACAAGATCACGGGTAGCGGCACCCTTACGGCGGGGCGCTGGTATGACTTCAGCGGCTTGGCTGGCACCCCGGTGGCGAACGCCTGGGCTGGTACTGCGCTGGCCTGGAGGTCGTGCGACGAAACGACGGGCAACGGCACGCAGATATTCGGCCTGCCGCACGGTGGCAACGTCTCGCCTGACACCAAGCATGCGTTGAACGTGTCAGCCGTTACCGCCGTGGCTACGGGCGTGCCTGGACAGCTCATGTTGGTGGACTTGCAAGGGTACTGGCCCGGTATCAGCAACAACACGGCCTCACCTCAAACACTTACCGGCACACCCACGTTGCGGTACACCAACGGCGCAGGATGTCGCTTGTTCTGGGTGCAGACAACAGGAAACGGCGCGACGGCGCAGAACATCTCTGTCAGTTATTCCAACACGGTGCCAACTTCGGGCAGGTCGTTGCCGGTGACGGTGGCGATGACGGCGAGTTCGCCCATCACGAGTTTCATCGGCCACTCGGGTACGGCGGCGAACAACTACGGGCCGTTCCTGCCTTTGGCCTCGGGCGATACTGGCGTGTCCAACGTCGCCACGGTGACCTTCAGCGCGGCCAACACCGGCTCGGGTGCTTTGTGCCTTGCCCGCCCGTTGTTGACGCTGCCGCTGACCACGGTGTCCGTCGCTGCCGAGCGCGATCTGCTCAACCAACTGCCGAGCCTGCCCCGCATCATGGACGGCGCCTGCCTCACGTGGCTGTACTTCGCGGGCGCGGCGACGGCTGGCAATACCAACTTCTACGGCGCGGCTGAGTTCGGCTGGGGCTGATCGGCTGGGGCTGATGGCACTCAAGCAGAACACCACGCTCTTGGCGCAGCTTCCCCTGCGCCAGATCGGCGGCGACCCCGGCACGCTGCGTTCCATGTGGGGGCGTGGTGACCGGATGAACCAGTCGGTGGGCGAGGGCATTACGTCCAAGCTGGCGGGCATCCCCAGCGGGCACCTCGCGCCATCGTCATGGGTGCTGCCCTACAAGCCGGGGGCGATGTCAGCGTTTACGTTTGTCGGTGCAACGGTAGATGTAAACCCGCTTGCTGTGTCCGCAGGCAAAAACGCCGTTGGCAGTACTGACATCACGTTCACGGTTGGGCCTTCCCAGTTAAATCTGGTTGTCTCTGCGGTTGGTAACGCAGCCATCACGTTCACGCTGACGGGCCTGCTGCAGTCTGTCGCCCCTGCTTCGGGCAATGCGGATATCAACTTCACGGTTGGCCCTGCAACGCTAGGTGCGTTGGCGGGTGTTTTTGGCAATGTCACAGTCACGATTGCGGCAGACGGCACCATCCGAGCGATTGGCAACCTAGAAGGCGCGATCACACCGTACACTGAACTCAGCCCGCAAAATTTGGCGGCAGCGGTGTGGCAAGCTATTGCAGCGGACTACAACGATACTGGCACGATGGGCAACAAGTTGAACCTTGCTTCGTCAGGCGGGATAGACTACGATACGCTTGCGCAAGCTGTGTGGACCTATGTGAGCCGCACGCTAACCTCGGGCAGCAACGACTGCCTGACTCTCCCCCAGTTCCTGGCTCTGAAGGACTGATGATGGCTAAGACCCCGGCGTGGCAGCGCAAGGAAGGTAAATCCGAGGCTGGTGGCCTCAACGCCAAAGGGCGGGCTTCCTACAACCGTGCCAACCCTGGCAAGCCTGGACTCAAAGCCCCTCAGCCCGAAGGTGGTTCGCGCCGTGATTCATTCTGTGCCCGCATGAAAGGCATGAAGAATAAGCTCACCAGCGAGAAGACGGCTAAAGATCCCAATTCTCGTATCAATAAGTCTTTGCGCGCATGGGACTGCTGAAATGGAAGGCGTAGCTATCTGGAACCTGCTCCTGACCGTATTGTTGGGGGTGATCGGCTTTTTCATGGCGTCCAAGTTCAAAGAGCTTGACCGGCTCAGTGTGCTGCTTAACCGCACTCGGGAAGAGGTAGCCCGAGACCACATTACGCGGGCAGAGTTCCGGCAGGACATGAAGCAGTTGATAGAGCGACTGGACAACCTCAGCATTAAACTGGACACGCTACGAGAGCGCAGGGTGAATTCATAATGCCAGTCCAGTCTGAAAAGCAGCGCAGGTTTATGTATGCTTCACTTGCAGGCAAGACTGACGTCCCGCCGAGCGTAGCGAAGAAGTTTGTTGGTCCCAAAGCCCATGCCGAAGGAGGCAGTATGAAAGAGTCCAAGGAAATGATGAACAAGGAAGTGGCCTTCATGAAGAAGAAGGGCGCTCCGAAGTCAATGCTCAAGCACGAGATGAAGGAAGCCAAGGGCTACGCCAAGGGCGGTGGTATTGAGTCCAAGGGCAAGACCAAGAGCGCAATGGTCAAGATGGCCAAGGGCGGAGCCATTGACGGTTGCGCTATGCGTGGTAAGACCAAAGGCAAGTACATCTAATGCTCGCCAGTCGTGGCATGGGCGCTATCCGCAAGGGTGTGGTAAAGAAGCGCCGTGACAACACAAACTTTACCGAGTACGCAGAAGGCGGAGAAGTCGGTCTGTACGCCAACATTAACGCCAAGCGCAAGCGGATTGCCGCTGGATCGGGTGAAACCATGCGCAAGCCGGGTTCTCCCGGCGCTCCTACTGCCAAAGCCTTCAAGCGTTCTGCGCTGACTGCGAAGTAAGCTATGTCTACATCCGGCACCGCTACGTTTAATCTTGACCTCAATGAAGTGGTCGAAGAATCCTTTGAGCGTTGCGGTGCTGAGTTGCGTACTGGTTACGACCTTCGTACAGCACGTCGGTCGTTAAATTTGTTGCTGACGGACTGGGCAAACCGGGGGGTGAACCTGTGGACTGTGGAACAAGGACAACAAGTTCTAACACACGGCACAAACACGTACACACTTCCCGCTGACACGGTAGACCTGATTGAGCATGTCATTCGCACGGGCGCGGGGAATGTCTCCACGCAGACTGATCTGACAATCACGCGCATCAGTGTTTCTACATACTCGTCCATTCCGAACAAGCTCCAATCTGCAAGGCCGATCCAAATTTGGATTAATCGACAAGCAGAAGCGCCGCAGTTTACGGTGTGGCCTACGCCTGACAATTCTCAGACATACACGCTGGTGTACTGGCGTTTGCGTAGGATTCAGGATGCGGGCGCAGGAGGAACATACACACAAGATATCCCGTTCCGTTTCCTAAACGCGCTGGTAGCAGGGCTGGCTTACTACCTGTCCATGAAGATTCCTGGTGCTATGGAGCGAATGCAGGTATTGAAGGCTCAATATGATGAAGCCTGGGACCTTGCTTCAACGGAAGACCGTGAGAAGGCCGCTATTCGGCTTGTCCCAAGACAAATGTTCATAGGATAAGCCATGCCGTACCGCAAGAAGCATTTTCTGGAGATGTCTGACCGAGAGCGTGAGTCTCGGCGTGCGGCGGACATGAACCGCAATGGGCGGGATGCTATTGACGGGTACTACCCTGAAGTTGGCATGCTGTTACCGATTAGCAGAACTCCAAACATCCTGCGGGCGGGCGGGCCTGTTAGGATGGTGAAGCCTGACCGAGGAGTCAGTGAAGCCAAAGAAGCGGCCAACAAGATCAAGTACGACACCTTGCTGCGACAAATTGTGCAGGAAAAGCCCGAAGAAGAAAAAGAGTACAAGAAGGGTGGAGTTGTAAAAATTCGTGGCAGTGGGTGTGAGAAACGAGGCAAGACGCGGGGTAAGTTTGTATGAGCAACCGCTTTGCAAACGGCGCAAAGGCATTTGGCTACTGCGATCTTTGCTCTTTTAGATTTCCGCTAAAGAAGCTCAAGAATCTTGTAGTCAAGACAAAGCAAACTGAGATTAAAGCCTGTCCTGCTTGCTGGGTTCCAGATCAACCTCAGCTTCAGCTTGGCATGTATCCCGTTTCGGACCCCCAGGCTATCCGCAATCCTCGGCCTGACACGAACACTTGGTACTCATCTGGCGTGACTGCTACGGGCTCGTTTGGTGGTGGTAGCAGGGTGATTGAGTGGGGCTGGAATCCAGTTGGAGGTTCTAGAAGTTTTGATGCCGCCTTGACGCCAAATGCCTTGGCACCAAGGGGTTTAGTCGGTACAGTAAACGTATCCGTTTCCTAAGGAGCGATGATGAAAATGACGCCTCAAAAGGCCGTGGCAAAGCATGAAAAGCGCATGCACCCCGGCAAGACGCCTTCCTTCAAGAAGGGCGGTCCTACCACTGAGGACCGTATGAAGATGGGCAAAAATATGTCCCGCGTGATGAACCAGAAGACGGGGTGAAACATGGGCAAGATCAAGCAACTTCCTCCGGCCAAGCAGGCATACCCGCAAGGCCCGGTCAACCCGCGTGACCTGTGCATGGTGGTGGGCAACATCTCCAAGGAGTCCGCTCCGCCTGCCAAGACCACGGGGATCAAGCAGCGCGGGTCCGGTGCAGCTACGCGGGGCTTCATGTCTCGCGGGCCGATGGCGTAAAACATGAACTACACTGAGTTGAAGACCGCTGTTGAGGATGCCACTGAGAATACGTTCTCAGCGACAGACTTTGCCACGCTCACGCAGTTGGCAGAGCAGCGCATCTACAACTCGGTGCAGCTTCCTGCGCTTCGCAAGAACGTCACGGGCACGCTGACCAGCGGGAATCAGTACCTCTCGGCACCGACAGATTTCTTGTCTGTGTTCAGCATCGCAGTCATTGATGCTCTGGGGAACTACGAGTACCTGCTGAACAAGGATGTGAACTTCATCCGCTCGGCGTTCCCAAACCCCAGCACGACCGGAACTCCAAAGTACTACGCCCTGTTTGGCCCTGACTCGTCAAATTTAACGGAGTTGACCTTCATCCTCGGTCCTACTCCTTCTGCTGGGTTGACGGCAGAACTGCACTACTTCTACTACCCGGTGAGCATCGTGACTGCGGGTACGTCTTGGCTGGGTGACAACTTTGACTCCGCGCTGTTCAACGCGGTGATGGTCGAAGCGGCTCGATTCATGAAGCAAGAGCAAGACATCGTGCAGATGATGGACAAGGAATACGCCCAGTCGCTGGTTCTGCTGAAGAACCTTGGCGATGGCAAGCAGCGACAGGATGCGTATCGCAGCGGCCAAGTCAGAACAAAGGTGGTCTAAATGGCCCTGGTGCAGACGATGTGTTCTTCGTTCAAGCGGGAGTCATGGCTGGCTATCCACGACTTGGACACTGATGTGTTGAAGATGGCGCTCTATATGAGCGATGCCTCCCTTGGCGCGGACACTACGGTCTACACGGTCACAGGTGAAGTTGTGGGTACAGGCTACACCGCAGGCGGTGAAGTGCTTGTGAATGTTCAGGTGTTGCTCTCTGGCACAACGGCCTACGTCACGTTTGACAACCCTGCATGGGCTGGCGCAGGCTTTACGGCCCGTGGTGCGCTGATCTACAACACATCCAAAGCCAACCGCGCTATTGCCGTGCTAGATTTTGGCTCGGACAAAACAGCCAACCCTTTCATTGTGCAACTGCCAGCACCTTCAGCCACCACGGCGCTTCTTCGGTTTAGTTAAGGAACGACCATGTCCAACGAAAACGCAAAGTCCCAAGACCTTGTGGCAAGTGCCCTGTCTACCGCCAAACGCGCTACGGATGCCGCCAAGGCTGGCGGTGTATACCGCATGGAGTGCGTCGGCGCTGACGGTCAAGTCAAGTGGGTTGCCGAATGCCCGAACCTTGTGGTGAACGTCGGCCTGCAAGACATGAACGCCAAGTACTTCAGTGGCAGTGCTTACACCGCTACGTGGTTCATTGGCCTGTATGGCGCAGGCGCGTCGAACACGCCTGCTGCAGGCGATACCGCTGCTTCCCACGCGGGCTGGACTGAGGTGGTCCCTTACAGCAACGCCACTCGCCCCACGGCGACCTTTGGCACGGCAACCACGGCAGACCCCTCAGTCATCAGCAACTCCGCATCTCCTGCGGCGTTTACCATCAACGCTACGGCCACGGTTGGTGGGGCTTTCCTGATCAGCAACAGCACGAAGAGCGGCACCACGGGGATTTTGTTCTCGGCGTCGGACTTCCAGTCTCCAGGGGACCGTGCAGTGGTTTCTGGTGACACACTGAACGTCACGTACACGTTCAACCTCGATGCTGTTTAAGGAGTAGAACATGGCTTTCAAAAAAGGTGACGTTGTAGCGCTCAAGGCGGTTGTGCCCACGGGGCCGATCCTGTCGATGCGCATGAACGAAGACGGTGAGGTTTCCTGCCTCGTTGAGTGGCAAGATCTGGAAGGCGATACCCAGCAGCGTTGGTTCAAGGCCGACGAATTGCAAGCGGTGGAGTCCTGATGAATGTCCAATGGGGGCTGGGGCTCTGGCTCCTGGGGGCAGGTTGGCTGGGGACTGTCGGTATTTGATACCGCCGTTTCCGAGACTGCCAACGCCTCTGATACCGTCTCAAGAACAGGGACGTTAAATTCAGCAGTTTCTGAGACTGCTACTGCCACTGACACGATCAGTTCGCTACGCACATTACCTGCCGCAGTCTCAGAAACAGCCACTGCACTAGACACGGTTAGTGCGACAGAGACGCTACCTGCGGCGGTCTCTGAGTCTTCTACAGCCGCCGATACGGCCAACACCCAACAAGTCTTCGACGCACAGATTGGTGCGGCGGGCTGGGGCATTGGCGGCTGGGGTGATTACGGTTGGGGCGGGCTCAACGATACGGGCGCTACAGCAGCGGATGTAGTGGTAGGTGGGCTGGCGTTTGCTGCCGCTGTTTCTGAAACAACTACCGTTGTAGACGCATCCGCCGCTAGACTCACATTTGGTAGTTCCATTGCAGAGAACGTCACTGCATTGGATTTAGTGTCCGCAAGCGCCGTATTTGGTGCGATCACTTCAGAAACCGC